GTAGGCATCTTGCTGAATAAGTCGGCGCAAGCTGATGCGGTCGGGCATGGCCGTCTAGCAGTAGGAATCTCCGGGGTTTAGCCCGGAGAGGATGTCAACAGGAAGCCATTCGGTGAGCGGCTACACGCGCAGCAATGGCACCTACGTTGCGCCGCACCACGCAACGAACCCTGACAGCACCACCAGCAACAACTGGAGCCATCAGGGCAATGTGAACCCCTATACGGGGCAAGCTGGAACGAAGCACGATTAATCTGGAGAAAATATGGCTGTATATCTCGTTACCTACGATCTCAACAAAGAAAAAGTTAGACCTCCTATTGTTGAGAAGATTCGAGAATTTTCTTACGCTAGGCTTTCAGAGTCGTCTTATGCAATAAGAACAGACTTATCTGTAGATCAAGTCTATGCGATATTCGACAAATTCAAAGACGGAAATGACTCATTGTACGTAATCACATTGAGTCAGCCATACCGTGGTTTTGGCGATGAGATCGTGAATGATTGGATTCAAAGCAACATATAGTTGCTATTAATCACTGCGAATGCAGGTCTTATTTGTTTGCTGATTGACGCCACTTTTCTCGCGGACTGCAATAGTCTTCTGTAGCTTGCCATGATCCCTGATCTCCAACTTGCAGCCATTGTAGGCGCGAGCCACATCTTGACCTGATTCCCAGCCATTGCGGTATGGGCTTAGTGGAACCCGAAGTGCCGCAATCAGCGGCAGTAGAAATTTGAACATATAAAAATCCTCTAATTTAGGTTGGAGTTTTCGAGGCGGTCTGCATATGCGACCCACCGATGTGACTAAAGATTTATCTTTTCAAGCGGAAGTTGTGCTCCGCTCCACTTTGAACCGATAGCTGTCAAGCGCGTCCCGCCGGTGCTGGTGTACGTCTCGCAAGCGTGGCGGCCCGCATGACCGGAATCAACCATGTCGGCATATTCGCGTAGAGCACGGGCTGCCTCGAAACAAAAGAGGCCGCTTTTCGCTATCCCATCAGCCTCGATGGTGTCGTTTTCCAGATAGACAACCAAGTGTCGTGTGCCCATCTTCATGCCGGTACGGTCGCCCGCCTCCTTCGGCGGTGCCATGAGCTCCTGAGCTTTTTCCGATAGTGCCATCGCGCTTCCTTCCATAGCCACCCACTGAGGTGGCTTTTTTGTTGCCCGCCGTTACGGGGCGGGTGACCGGTACGCCCATCGGGCATAGGTTGGGGCGGTCACTTCTGAGATACTTGGCGTGGGCGTCAGACAACGCCCACTGCGGCCCGTCAAGCCGCTTAAGGTGAAGCATGGTGCTGTGGTATGGCTGCCCATCCCATTCGCGCGCTCTGCGATAAGAGCGGCAGCACCACCGTAGAGCCGATGCCAGAAGCTCATCCTAGGTAAGCAACTGGCCGCGCTAGCAAGGGCGCGTAACAAGTTCAAGCGGGTTTCTGACCCGTGGCCACGGGTCTTCACCGGAGCAATCCAATGAAGACTTCTGTACGCGTGAGCATCAACATTGATGTGGCCAAGTGCCTCCAGGTACTTTTGGCTTTCATCAGCTTCCTATTGATGCTTTGACCGAGCGGGGGTTGGCTGGAGCTTTCCAGCCAACCTCCCCGCTGAACCCGTCCACACCCACTTCCCCTTCTTCTCAAAAAAACCGCCCCAGCCTATGCCTAATTGGGCGTGGAAAGAATTTTAGCAAATTTCCCAAATTTGGGATTGATTTTTCCCAGATATGGGAATAAACTTTCCCCATGCCGCAAAAAACGCGGCTGGGCACCACGGCATCGACTGGGCACGCCCTCTGGCCTTTAACAGTTCAACCCCTGCGGATAGTCGATATCGGAATTCCGATATCGGTTGCAGCCCTTCAGTGGGCGTAGTAGGCGCAAACCTTCGGCGTGATGAAGGGTGAGGCGGTGCAGCCAAGACAAGAAACGCACCAAACCGATGGCGTCCCGCGTGGGGAAGCGCGATCGAGAGCAATGCCACTGCTGTGAAGCGCAGGCACCCTGCCGCTGGCCCTTGCGAATAAGGGCAAACCAAGGCCACTTCTAACTAGGTGGGCTTGGTTTCTGAAACACAGTGCGCCAATAGCTCAGTGGATAGAGCACCTGCCTCCTAAGCAGGGTGTCGCGGGTTCAATTCCCGCTTGGCGTGCCACCCAGCACATTCCCTAGTGCCTGCTGCACCCCGTAACCGGGGCGCTCAAGTAAAGAGCAGCAGGCACTAGAGAGGGCGCTGAATTGAATCAACAGCATGACGGGCAGTTTGAAGAAAGCGCATTCCGCGCACCAGCGCCCTCTAACCATTCAACCCCGAATCGACTCGCACCGGCAGGCGAGAGCCCAAGGGGGAAAGCTTGGGCAATGTTTTCAGCGTCGAGCTGTCGCCGCAACCCTGCCGAACAGCACAAGGCACTGATACCAGATCAGCACAGCAAGGCCAGCTTGCTACCCATATTCAGAGAGGCAACCGAAATGTAAGAACCAGCCAGCCGGGCCACGGCGCTCAATCCCCCACGGAGCATAAAAGTGGGGCCATCTTTCAAGCGTCTTGCCGCTGGGGGTTCCCGGTGGAGCGCACAGGGCGCTTGAATGATGGTGTTGTGTAGAGGAAATCGTGATCGGGTTAGCGCCGACAAGCTGCTGAGAGTGCAGCCAACAATCCCTTAGTTGCACAGACGCTGCTTAATGCGGCCTCAAACAACACCATCAACCATTCAACCCCAGCCCGCACCACGCGGGCTTTTTTTACGCCCAAAGGAGTCCCCATGCTTCGCCCTGAGTTCCGTTTGACCCCCCGCGCCATCGTGCCGCCACCAAGTTTCCCAGTCCAGCCGGTGCTGCGCGAGATAGAGAAGTCCGACATGCTGCAAAGCCTGTACGCGCAGCAACTCACAGCACGCATCGAGGCGCTGGAGGCCAGCCTGCGCTTTCAGGTTGAAGAAAACCAGAAGGCTTGTGGCCTGATGGAGCAGGCTGCAAAGACTATCGCGGCGCAGCGTGCCCGGCTTACTGCAAAAAAGATGCCGGATGCCGATGTGGTTCGCACCGTGTTTATCGACGGTGATGAGTTCCTGTGTGGATTTATTCAAAATGGTGCATCACTTGAGTTGCTGGAGATTTACGCGATAGGCGCGGTAAATATCAGCGACTACGCCCCGGACTATATGGCCCGCATGTGTGAGCGCGCCGCAGAAAAGATGATTGAGCAGGAGCGGGGCGACGCTGCATATAACAAAGGCGGCGACAGGCACGAATTCAGCCTTGCATTCGGGGGCTGAAGCATGAAACTCTATTTCATCAAAATGAGTGACGGGCGCGAAATGCGCCTGCTCGCTGCCAGCTCTTGCTTGGCATTCATGCTGGCCCAAGAAATTCACGGAATTTTTGCCAGTAGTGTGAGGCTGGCATGAGTAAAGCAAAACACACCAAGGGGCCGTGGGTAGCTGTAGAGCTTCCTACGGTGTTTGCAGTTAAGTCTAGCGATGGCAACATAGCCAGTATCCAGCGCGGATCAAATCCTGATCAAAAGCAAGCCAATGCCCGCCTGATTGCCGCCGCGCCCGATCTACTGGACGCGCTGCAAAGGCTTGTTCCCGTCAATGACATCAAGGCCGCGCCAGAAGCATATGCCCAAGAGTGGCACGAAGCCCTCGCTGTCATCGACAAAGCCACCGGGGGGAGCGCATGAAAGAAGTCCTCGAGCCTTGGATCGTCGGAGCCGCTATCACAGCGGCTTTTTTTCTGACCTGCGCTTTTGCTGATGGCGAACTACATCAGCACCACGCCTACCCGGAAACGGTGGTAGCCAGTGTGCGCTAACTACTGCAAAACAGGGTTCGGGCTCTGCCCAAATCGCGGGCTTTGCACCAGCGCCGCCAGATACGACACAGCGCTGCATCTGGTGGTGCGGCTAGCTGCCGCGCTGGCCGTGGGCACCTGCATTGCGGCGGGGATTGTATGGCTGTCCAGCTAACCACTTGCCGCTACACAGCCAAGGTTTGCATGGATTTTGGCTTGGCCCAGCAAGTGGCCAAAAAAGACCGGCGTAACTACCACGTCCCCATGTCTGCCTACCACTGTCCGCAGTGCGGGTGCTGGCATGTGGGCGGTTACCCGACACGACGGCCACCGGGGCCGCTGCCCATTCTCAAAACAAATCACCAAGCATTTTTAGGAGCAACAGCATGAATGCAGTTACCAATGAACATCTGGCCAGCATGGAGCTGGTTGATGCCCCAGCGCAAAAGCCCACCCCATCTTCCGCTCTAGCCCTGCACGCCCCCCATCGTCCATTTGAGCGGATGCTGGTGGCTGCGCAATCTGGTATTGGCCTAGACCAAATCGAAAAGATGATGGAACTGGAGGAGCGCTGGGAAAAACGCGAAGCTGAAAAAGCCTACAACGAAAGCCTCTCGGCATTCAAATCGGCGCACATCAAAATCACCAAAACCCGGCTTGTAGATTTCCCAAACAAAGTAGGGCGCACAACATATAAGCACGCAACCCTTGACGACGTGGTTTCTGCTGTCGGGCCAGTGCTTTCTGAGCACGGGATGTCTTGGTCTTGGTTTACTGAGCAGCAACCCAACAGCATGATCACGGTCACATGCGTTCTGCGCCATCGCTTGGGGCACTCTGAAAAAGTTTCTTTAACCGCTCCTCCAGATAATACCGGCGGGAAAAGCACCATTCAAGGAATCGTCTCAACGACAACCTATCTCCAGCGCCACACACTCAAACAGATATGCGGGGTGGCGGAGGCCGATGAAGATGACGATGGCAATGGCGGCATGGGTGCGTATTCAGAACCTGAATACGAGCCACCTACTTCTGGCAGTCGCCTCAATCTACAGGAGGCCATGCTCCAGATCGATAACTGCCAAACTGTAGATGAGCTACAGGCGAGCTGGGGGCTTATCGGTGCCCAGGCGGCGAAAGAAAGAAACCTTGGTGCCCACGCCGCTCTGAAAGATCACGTCAAAAATCGACTGAACCAAATCCGCCAAGCGCAAGCTCAAGCTGACGCCGCCAGCGTGACTGACGTGCAAGCAAAGGAGGTGGCCCATGCCTGATGTCGTTTTCCGTTGCTCCAGCATTGGTCATCTGATGACTGAGCCCAAGACCAAAAGCGAAGGCCCGCTGTCTGTGGGAGCCAAGACCTACATCCGCAGATTGGCGGCCCAAGAAATTTTTGGTGTCGAGTTCGAGTTTTCCAGCAAGCAAACCACCAAGGGCACTGAGGTAGAGCAGGAATCGCTGGAAATGCTCAACCGTGTGCGCGGGCTGGAGCTTTTCAAAAACCCCGAGCGCCGTACCCGCGATGGCTTGACGGGCGAGTGTGACGCTTTCGACGTGGCGCGGCGGTGTGGTCACGATGTTAAATCGCCGTGGTCGCTGGCCACGTTTCCGGCCTTTGTCGCTGACGCCAAAGACAAGCTGTACGAGTGGCAAATGCGGGGCTACATGGCTCTGTGGGATGCCGGCCGCTGGGAGGTCAACTACTGCATGGTCGATACCCCCGAGAACCTGATCGGGTATGAGTCGCTGGAGCTGCACCTGGTATCCCATATCCCTGAACACCTGCGCGTGACAACGTGGGCACTTGAGCGCGATATGGGCTTGGAGCGCCAGATTTTCGAGAAGCTGGCCCATGCAAAAGCCTACTTTCTTGAGTGCATCCAAGAGTTCGACCAGCAGCACCAAGCCTGCCCAATCCAGCAATCGGCGCAAGCCGTTGCAAGCAAGGCCATTGCCCGCGCCGCAGATTCTGCCCAAGGACGGGCACCTGCCCCACTCACTGTGTCACCCAAATTGCCCGAACTCTTCTAAGGAAACATCATGTCCCAAACCAACACCACCGAAATGACTGCCGTGCAATCGGCTGCCACGGCCATTGCTCCACTGTCGATCAAAGACACCGTTTTGGCCCAATTCAGCGAAGCCCAGCAAGTCATCACTGAGCTGGCTGCCCGGTACCAGAACGTGGTTTACGACGTGGCCACACCCAAAGGCATGCGCGATGCCATTGCTGCCCGCGCTGACCTGCGAGACAACGGGCGCTTGATGCTGACACGGGCAGAAAAGCGCATCAAAGGCGAAGTGAACGACCTCAAGCGCGTGATGGCCGATAAGGTAGAAGAGCTGGTGGCCATCGTCCAGCCGGTAGAAGATGCGGTAGATGGCCAGATCAAGGCAGAAGAACAGCGCAAAGCCACAGAAAAGGCAGAACTGGCCCGTATTGAAGGGGAGCGCGTAGCGGCCCACCAAGCGGGCCTTGAGAAGCTAAAGAGCTACGCCACGCAAGCCAAAGGCCAGCCGCTGGAGAAAATCGAGCGCGCTATCGAGGTGCTGGCAGCCACCATCATCGGGCCAGAGTGGGAGGAGTTTGCCGGGCAAGCCGAAGCGGCGCGGCTATCGGTGGTTAGCGAGTTGCAAGGGCTGGCCGAACTGGAACGCCAGCGGCTGGAAAACGAACGACAGGCAGCCTTGGTAGCAGCGGAACGCGCAGCGCTCCAGAAAGAGCGTGAAGAACTTGAAGCGGCACGGCGGGCTCAAGCGGAACCTGCTCCCGCTGCCACTGTTGCCCCGGTTGAATCCTTTGCGCCACCTGCTGCGCCCCCGGTTCCCCCAAGCCAGACAGCACCATTGCCACGGCCTGAACCAGTCGAGGCATCGGCACTGCCACCAGCTGTGCAATCTGCGCCGGTTGCATCGACTGCGCCGATTGCTGATACGGCCCCCACCTGCACCTTGGGTCAAATCAATGCCCGCATCGCGCTGTGGCAGATCAATGCTTCTCAATTAGAGCAGTTGGGCTTCGCGCCAGTGGCCACGGTCAAAGGGGCCAAGCTGTACCAAGAGAGCGATTTACCCGCAATCTATGCAGCAATGGTGCGCCATCTTCAATCCCTGATGGCTGCTGCCTGATTTTTACCCCAACACCCGCCGGGGAAGCTGGCGGGTATTTTCTGAAAGGCCATCATGGCATCCATCAACAAAGTCATCATCGTTGGCAATTTGGGCAAAGACCCAGAAAGCCGCACTTTCCCTAGCGGGGATATGGTCTGCAACGTGACCATTGCTACCACCGACAAGTGGAAAGACAAGCAAACCGGCGAAGCCAAAGAGCATACCGAATGGCATAGGGTTGTTTTCAATGGCCGACTGGCTGAAATTGTGGGCCAGTACCTGCGCAAAGGCTCACAGGTGTATGTAGAAGGCTCTTTACGCACACGCAAATGGACAGATCAGTCCGGTACCGAGAAATACAGCACCGAAATTCGCGCGGATCAAATGCAAATGCTGGGGGGCAAGGGCAAGGGCGACGGTGGCAGCCAGCCTGCACGCGCACCTGCTGCGCCGCCTGCTACACGCGGCCATGCACCCGCCCAGAACCGCCCTGCTGCACCGCCCAACTACAACGACTTCGACTCAAACGATATACCGTTTTGATGCACGACCAGCCAGCCCAGCCCGCACCAGCGGGATTTTTTTCGCCATTTTTCAAGAAACCACCATGCCCACTACCACCACCCCTTTCTCTATTGGAGATTCAGTCTCCGTTGCACTGCGCACCCACGGTGCCAAGGTTCAAAAAATCGGCCAGATCGAGGCCATCATCCAGCCCTACGGTGATTTGCCCGACAACTACCGTGCTGAGATTGCCGCAGCGCCTGCCACCAATTTGTCCAGCCACCCTGCGTACATCATCCGGGTGCCGCACGATACCGGCAAAAGCAAGGGCAAAGCCCATTGGCTCACTGGTGATGCACTCACACCCCAGAAAACCTGCCTCGGCTGCGGCTCCAAGCAAGACGCTGTTGGCTTGTTGGCCTGTGGGCATTGATCAGGGGGACTGAGCATGACAACAACACCACGCCCAGCTTTCTCTATCAAGCACAACGCCAGCATCAAGCACATCAATGTGCGCAAAGAAGGTGAAGAGGGCAACGAAGTCCTTGCACTCGATTTGAAGCTGCAATTCAAGGGCCTTGACCGCCGCTTGTGCGCTTACTTTGACGAAGCCCTAGAGGCATTCCTGTGGCGCGGCGATACCGATGCGCTGATCGCCCGCAATCAGTTCTTGTCCCCGGTGCAGTACAGCAACTATGTGAGTGGTGCCCATGTGTCGATTGGTGGCCGCGACTTCGATGGCTCGGACGTTAAGAAGTTCTCGATCACACCCAAAGATGGCGGCGTCATTGACCTGACTTGCAGCGTCACGCTGGGCTTTGTCACCACGGAAAGCGTCGCCTTCCTGTCTGGCCTGCTGCACGATGAAGGCCGGGTTGAAATCACGGGGCCGCTTGACCTTTTCGATGCAGACCTGGTGCCGATTAAGCCGGTACCCACAGTGCAGGCCCTGCCACTTGAGCAGATTACCGATGGCATTTATGCCCTGCCTTGGGAAGGTGGCGCAGCATGACCAAAAAACTAGGATGCAATTACGAGGCACCTACGTTTGGAGCCAGCTACCCAGATGGCCGGTGTCTTGATGGGTATATGTGGGACTTGGATGCTTGCGATGGTCGAAGGCTAATTGGTGGCCCAGAGATGGCGTGCCCATACTGCAACACCCGCGAACATATAGAGGACACCCTTGCAGGGTTTTCAGGCAACTCGCGTCAGCGGCGCAAAACAATCCGTAAAAAGATCAAAGAAGTTCGCCAATGGGCATATGGCCGCTCCTCGTTCCCACCTGACGGCATCACAACAGCCCACACCATGTGGGCTTTTTTATACCCGGAAGGATATAGCGCGATGAAGAAGCCAGAATTTACTTTTGAAGTGTGGTTTGACACTTTATGCCTGCACCTGCTTGATCGTGTTGGCGTTGACTTTAGGGACGAAGACTCTGTGCGCGGAGACTATGAGTCTGGCAAAGACGTCTTCGATGTTATTGATGAAATAGCCGCCGAGTACCAAGACTAAACGGACAATAACCGAACCAGCCCACCTAGCGTGGGCTTTTTTATGGCTACCAAAAAACCCATTGTCTTGTGCGCTGGCCTCTACACCGCGCAACTGCAACCCCTACGAGAGTGCAGCGAATGCCAACACTACACCCGCACCATGCAGGAGCGCGGCCATTGGATGGCACCGCCCGACTTTGATGAAGCCTGCCCCGAAAAACTACCCAAGGATCAAAAATGAGTGAAAAACCAAATGCGTGGCTGACACTGGTTTTCCCAGTGCGCGGCTACGAACAGCGCACCAAGCTGCTTGCGCAATCTGGCTGGAGTTCTTGCAGCCACGACAACGCCATCGCACAGCGCACCAATGCCGAAGCCGTGGTACAGCACCTATCCCAACAATTGAGCGATGCGAACGATGAGATCAAGGCGCTGAAAGCCCAGCTCGACGCCGTGGGCGCTGGTGGCATGGAGCCGCTGCGCCAGAAACCACCGGAGCTAACTCCAAAACCACCGGAGCTAACCACCGGAGCAGACCAATTTCTTGACGCCAAGAAAATGGTTCTGGAAGCACCAAAGCCAGTTTGGCTGCCTGCCGACGACACCGAAGGAGGTGCGGTATGAGAATCGAATTTACCCAGCAAGGCACTTTTCAGGCGCTTTATGCCGCTCAGGCATGGTGCCGTGAAAACGGGATTTCGTACGGATCATTGTGCAGCCCATTTCCAACCGGGCTGTTGTTTGGTGATTACGTCATCAGCAAATGGCGCAATCTTTCTAAGCAAGAGCGCGATGATTTACACGGCACCATGTCCGGCGAATTTCGAGAAGGCCCGGTGATTATTGAGCTTAAAGATTCGGTTATTGCCGCTCGCATGGCGATTGCAATAATCCAAGGCAGTGCAGCATGAGCCGCCGCGCCCGCCAGCGCCGAGACCGCCGCGCACCAATCCCTGATTTTTATGAGCCAGCACCACGCTGGCTTTTTTGTGCAAGTTTTTGAGGAAACCTTATGCCTACACAGAAATTCCACGGCTCTTCATCAGCGCGAGTTCAGCTTATGGTCGAGGCGCTCAAGCGCCACGGCCCCATTACGGCCCACGCTCTAGCGCAACTGATCGACCTGCCGCTAGGCACCGTCTCAAATGCGATAAGCGACATACGCTCAAAAAGCCCCGGATTCATCCGTGTTGCAAGCTACGAGTGCAATATCTCGGTGTACGAGTGGTCGGCGGAAGCTGATATTCCACGGCCCAAGCGGCTGCGACAACCTGGCTGGACGCAGCGGCACCGCGAATCCTTGGTGCCGCCACGGCCTCAGATTCCGCGTATGCCTATGCCACCATTGGTGTGGCTCACGACACAGCCAATGCCGCAACTGAGCTTGCGTTGAAAGGGCCTGATTAAGCAAATCCGAAACACCATAGCCGCTACCCGGCGGCTTTTTTATGGCCGCAAACCAACTTTAATGCTCTACACACGGAAAGGTTAAATAGTCGGGGCTGATTTTGACAAGTTGTCCATTTTCGTGCGCGTAGAAGTTTGGGTTCTTTGCGCTTCTTACGAGCTTGGTTGCTACATTGAATGAATCAATACTGATGTGGCACTTTTGGTTGCGGTACTCGTGAACTGTTTCAAAAACAATGCCGGGCTCATAAAACTTTCCATCCCGTTCAACGGCCTTGATTTCCAATGGCCCGCAAGCCTTGATGACGAAGCCCTTGCAAACCGTGCCCATCATTGGGCCAGTTCGAGTGTATTCCGCGTGGCAGCCAAGGCTAACCAGCGCCACTAGAGCTAAAGCAATACGCTTCATAGACATCCTTCTTGAAATTCTAATTAAATAATCTAAACAATAATCCCACCAAAGTTACCAACATAGATACCAACATCTACATCGCCATTGAGTAAATATTTTTTACTCTTTTGATCTATCGTGATGAATATGGAAATAGTTGACCCTTGATTTATTTTTCCACCAGAAATCAATGCTTTCAGATATGCGCTTGGAATGATGACGAATTCATTGTTTGTCTTACGGCGCAGAACAAACACATAGAACATTGCCGAATGATGGTTCGACTGAAATGATGTATTTTTGATGGTAAAAATGAACCTCCCATCGCGTTCAGATGCGGTCTTTACCTGAACATGAAAATATTTGCCACCCTTGCTGGCAACAACATCAATGCCAGAATCAACCAACATTGACGATGCGTTGTATTCCCAAAACAAAAGCTCACTCATTACCGCGAGTTCGCCAGCTTTCCCAAGAAAAGACCTATCGGCTTCAGGCGGAACGATGACGGGCGTTGTTGATGCCGACCTGTCAATCTTGACCCGATACCAACCTTTCTTGAACTGCCCCTTCTTTGCGCCCTCCACCTTTGCAAACGAAGGCCTCTGAGTTTTTAACCTCAAGTTGCTGGCAAGGGCGGATTGGATACGCCTAGAAAAATCTTCGGCAGACAGGCCCATGTTCTTGTTCACGGACACAGCCGCTGCCGCGATCTCGTCAACGTGCATACCCTTCATGCCTGCGTTTCTCAGGATGTCCCGGACAACCTCAAGAATTGGCGTCAATTTGACCATCGCTTCCCCCGCTACTTTTTGTGGAAACCGACTTTCTACCATGACACCACCATCTAGACAGACCAGCAGTTGCCAAGGTATGATGCTTGTGCCTCGCAAGGGGTGGAGGTTGAAAGCTCCGTAGCAAGCGGCTGACCGCGCCCGATAGAACAGCGGTTTTTTTACGCCTGTGCCAAATTCAGTTTTGGCCGGGAGGGTGGCTATCCGCAAGGACGCCCACCAGGCTTGTTACTGGCTTTCAACCTCCCGGCACCTCTTCGGGATTGGGTGAAAGCGATTCCGATGAGGTTTGAAATCTCAACAAGGAGTCGCTATGACCCAGTCCATCCACGCCCTAACCTTGGGTAACATCACTGTCCGTCAACACAACGGACTGTTTTCCCTCAACGACCTGCACAAAGCCAGCGGCAAAGAGGAAAAACATGAACCCAATCAGTTCACCCGGCTCGACCAAACTCAGGCATTGATCGAAGAAATCAAATCCGCAGATCAGCGGATTTGCATCGAAACACGACGCGGTGCCAACGGCGGCACCTATGCTTGCCGCGAACTGGTCATTGCCTATGCCGCATGGATCAGCGCAACCTTTCACCTCAAGGTCATTCGGGTGTTTCTGGATGCCACGGCTCCAGCCCCCACCCAACGCCCCTACGACCCCGCCATCGACTACACCCGCATCAGCCCGGCCCAAGCCCAAGACATCAAGGAACTGGTGCATCAGGTAGTGGATTCTGGTGTGCAGGGCTTCCCAGACACTTGGGCACGCCTGCACAAGAAATTCCGGGTCAACAGCTATTTGGAACTGCCCGCCACCAAGTACGACGAAGCCTGCGCTTACCTGCGGGGAAAGTTGCCCCCAGCACCTGCCCCGGCACCGGCTCCCAAGCCAGCGCCAAAGCGGCCACCATCGTTCATGGAGCAGTCGCCTCGGCGTAGCACACTCGTTAATTTCGATGCCCGACACAAATACATCGAACTGCGCAGCGAAGACGGCGAACCGGGTAACGCCTTTGTTTCTAACCTGCTCGGCCAAATTCAGTTTGGCTTGCTGTTTAACGGCTCTGCGGCCCACGTCATGCTCACTGTGGCACGGGCGCGTGAGATGGGCAACGCCCTGCTAGAGGTGGCCGCAGTGCAAGCCATCGTTGAGCAGCGGGGCGCACCCGCCGCCTAATTTATTTAACCAAAGGTGCTTTCTCAGAAAGCACCTTTTTCAATGCCAGCGCTGCCTGAATCTAATGAAATGATCACGTCCCTCCTTGGTCGACATCAATTGATTTTCTCAAGGCCACCAACTGGTCAATGAGTTCTTGGATCTCACTCATGATGTTATCGAATATCTGTGTCGAAGATTGATTGTGATTGACAGGCACCGGCGTTAAAGCTGACCCCGATCTTTCTTTTATTGATTGCGCTATGCCATCTGCTAGGCGAGTGAGGCCGAAAATACTCCCTGACATCCTTACGATGAGATTGACCGTTGGCCCCGGCAGAAACTCGTACGCATCTGGCTCTAGCAGGGTCTCATACCGTTTCTCGATGGATTCAGTGATTTTTTCAAGGTTACTGACTGGATACTTCCCTTCATACTTCCCGTCCGTAAGAACCTTTTTTACATGATCGACCCTTCCCTTGAGATCCATCGTAATTGCAATTAGGTGATGAGTTGTGCGGACTATTTTTTTCCGCCTATCGCGTTGCGCCGCCAACTCGGTAGCCTCCTTATCGCGTTGCGCCGCCAACTCGGTAGCTTCCCTATCGTGTCGAATTTGACGCTCTGTTAACAGAACTGATCCAACAATCGCAGCAACAGACCCAAAAGCCTGCATCCACCCAGACCACTCACTCTTGGTCATGCAAGTTGGCCACGAATCAATCCACAAGAAGCAGTATTCCTGCGCAGGCTTTGTAGCCTCTACAGCCCGAGCAAGCTCAGAAAGCAGTTGGTTTGTATTCATTTGCCACCTATTACGTAATTTTTAACAACTCATGCAGCAGCGCCACCCCGTAAAAAGGGTGGCGTTTTTGCATTTAGCAGAAGGTTTTTATGCCGCAGCAGGCGAATCGCGCGGCTGGCCCGGCCCAGTCACCAGCACATCCTTGGCCCAAGCAATCAAGCTGCTTGGGCGGGGCTTGCGGGCGGGGCGGTAAGGGGTAATGAGCTTAACGCGCACCGTGGCCGTCTTGCGCTCGGGCACCTTGGCCGCTTTGGCCTTGGGTAGCGCAAGGCTCCACAGCACCATGCCCATGATCTCCAGTGCCAAAGACTGCACCACCGATGTCACCATAGCCACGGTTTCGGCGCGTAGGCCCACGATGTCGGCAATCTGGGTGTCAACAGTGTTGGCACCGGCAGCTTTCACCACGGCGCTGTGTTCGGCAATGGCCGTGGCCAGCGCTTGGCGCAAGTCTTCGGCCCGTTGGGCTTGGGCGCGTTCGTCTTCCAGTGGCTGCACTTTTGCCATGGCTAAATCGCGTTGGGCCTGCGCAGTTGTGCAGCGTGCATTGTCCTTGGCCTTGCAGCGCTCCAGTGCGGCGCTGGTGCGAACCACGGCGGCATTGGCTTGGGCCAAGTCGGCAGACACCTCGGGCAAGTCTCGGGCCGTGATGCGGGCCAGCTCCTGCTCATAGCGGGCCACCTCAACCGAAGGGGCTACATCGGCTTGGTGTTGCTTGCTCAAGTCGCGCTTGGAGTGATCAAAAAAGTAGGCGTGGTTGTAGAGCGTTACGCCCACACACACCACGAACAAGCCGCGCACCAGCCAACTGCCACGGGCCAGTGCTGGCAATAGGTGGCTACCTACCACCATCACCAAGGCCAAACCGGCCAGCATCATGGCGCTGGCAAGGTCTGGGGTACGCTGGAACGCCGACATCCCTGCCATGCCCGCACAAATCACGGTCGTGACAAAAGCAGTCACACCCGCAATGATGCGGCTAGACATCGGCAAAGTTGTTTGGGGTTTCGCCATGATGGCCTCCGGTATCGTTGCAACACACCGGGTTTGCCCGCTACAATCGCATAAAACGAGAGTGCAGGGCTTTTCCGGCTCACGCAACTTGCCTCCCGTCGAACAGCCCCCCTTAGTCGCTTTTGGGGGGCTTTTCACTTTCTGGCGTCTAAGCGCCTTGGGCAAGTGGCCTGATTATGCCAGCCCTACTGGCGGCCTCGGCCTTAATTTCGGCAAAACGGCGGCGGATTTCATCGGGCACCGGAACCACATTGCGCGGTGGAGCTGGCGGTGGTGGGGGCGGTGGTGGCGCAGCCTCTGCAATGGCCGTCACCCTGTCCGTCAACCATGCTGCTTCAAAGCGCGCCCAGCCCTTCACTATGCACAAGCGCACTACCTGCGCCACTGTCAATCCAGCGCGATCAGCCTGTTCGGCAAGGTCTTGGGCTTCGGTGCGCGTGGGCATGGGCGCCCTCTTCTTCGTCTTGCGCACCACAGCAAAGTCCTCCAGCACTTGGGGTTCGATGGTTTTTAACTCATCAGGCACACATAGCGGCGCAGCCGGGGGCGTTACTACTGGAGCTGCTGCCGTTACTACTGGAGTAGTAGTGGGTGCTGGCGGTGCGCAATGTATTTCATTGATAGGTTCAAATGACCGATTAGGGGGCAGCATTTGCCGGGGTGGTGGGGCAACTGGTGCCGGGGTAGGGGCAAGGGGTGCCGCACCGGACAGGGTAAGGGTGTAGCGGGTGCTGGTGCCTAGGCGGTGCCGTGCGTGCAGCAGGCCCAAGTCTTCAAGTTTGCGCAGTGCGTAGCGGGTAGCGCGCTCGGATAAGCAGGACAGTCCGGCAATGCGCTCAAGGCTGGGCCAGCAGTGGCCAGCGGAGTCCGCGTGCTGCGCCAGTGCTATCAAAACCATCTTTGATGATGTGGTTAGGCCAGTGGTGCCGGACAGGATGGCGGCGTCGGTGATGGTGTAGGACATTGTGGCTCTCGCAAAGTTTTTTGCAAACTGCGAATCGCCGCGCTACAATGCTTCCACACTACTGGTGCATTGTTGTGGGTGTGACTCACAGTAATCATTGGCAAAAAACCCCGGACGTTCGCAAGGCGCCTGGGGTTTTTTGCCGTCTGGTCGTCATCATACCTGCACTGCCGCCGCCCCTGTATCAAATTGCGGCTTATTGGCCCGGCCCCGTGCATTCCCCTACCTTGCCCCGAAAAATAGGTGCTGCGACAGCTGCAGCGCGCCCTACTTGTGCTTGTCCAGATTTGCCCCCGATAAAAGAATGTTATCGCGGGCTATCCTGTTTTAGTGTATGAAAACACACATAATATGTAAGAAATATCACAGTGTTTCCCGTGAAACACGGCCTATTGCCCGGTTTTCAGGGCCGCGTCATAGATGGCTTCGCACCCGATTCCTCGGGCGCGTGACTCGTCAACCGCAGCCGCCAGCTCTCCCGCTGCATCATCAATCCACTGGAACAGTTGGGTAAACACCACACTGGCGGCTTCGTCTGGCGCGCACTGTCCGGCAACGGTGGCAACTGCGGCGCGATGGCGGTGGGCTTCGAGGTAGCTGGCCATGTCGCGGCGCAACCCGATAGAAGCAGCGCGGGCGCGATCAGCATCAGCATGGGCCACAGCAATAGCAGCCTTGGTGTCTTTGTCTTTTTGTTGGGCGTCATGGCGGTACTGTGCCTCTAGGTTTTTGGTTTGCACCCAAGCTAGTTGCTGTTGCTGCTCTAGCTGGGCAGTTTGGGCTTGGGCTTGGTGTAGTTGTTGGCTCTGGGCGTACAGGCCAATAGCCAGCGCCAAGGCCAGCATGGGCCAAAGTGATGGGATATTCATCGCCATGCCCTCCACCAAAACCAAGGCGTCGTGGCCATGTAAAAGATTAGGGGGTTAGAACAGTTTTCATAAAACGTATACAAATCTGCTCATATTTATCCAAATAGCTATCCAGTCCAAAAATTGAGCAAGCTGCATCTCTGTCACTG